TGATGTCGGTGTGCAGGATGAACTGCGCAATGTCCGGCGCAGCGGCGATGATTTCGACATGAATGAAGTGGCCCGGGTGATGGATACCGTCCCGGTGACCGATGCCGTGGTCAAGCACTGGAAGGAAAAAGCCGGGGACCGACAGACCGTCGCTTTCTGTTCCACCATCGCGCATGCCGAGAATGTCGCCGCAGCCTTTAACGCGGCGGACATACCAACCGTCATGGTCACCGGCGATATGGGCGAGGCAGAGCGCCGCGCCGTACTCGCGGCCTATGCCTCGGGCGAGGCACGCGTCATCGTCAATGTCGCAGTGCTCACTGAGGGCTGGGACCATCCCCCCACCTCCTGCGTCGTGCTGCTGCGGCCGAGTTCCTACAAGGCCACCATGATCCAGATGGTGGGGCGCGGGCTGCGCACCGTTGATCCGGTCGAGCATCCCGGCATCATCAAGCGCGACTGCATCGTGCTGGATTTCGGTACCTCCTCACAAATCCATGGCTGCCTGGAACAGGATGTGGATCTGGACAGCCAGCCCGGCACTGGTGAGGCCCCGACCAAAACCTGCCCATCCTGCGAGGCGGAAATCCCCATCGCCGTGATGGAATGCCCGATTTGCGGTCATGCCTTTGAGGCAGGTGGACACGCGACGGCACCAGTTTCCGATTTCATCATGACAGAAATCGATCTGCTCTCGCGCTCCAGCTTTGAATGGTGCGACCTTTTCGGTGATGACGCGTCACTGCTGGCCAATGGCTTTCATGGCTGGGCGGGCATCTTTTTCCTGAACGGTGCCTGGCACGCGGTGGGCGGTGCGCGGGGCGAACAGACAAGGCTGCTCTCCATCGGCGAACGCATGATCGCGCTTGCCGCCGCGGATGATTGGCTGAATGAGCACGAGACCGATGAAAGCGCCCATAAAAGCCGCCGCTGGCTGCGTGAGCCACCGACCGAGCGGCAATTGGCGCATCTCCAGCCCGAGCGGCGCAGCGATTACAGCCTGACGCGCTATCACGCCTCGGCGCTGCTGACCTTCAAATTCAATCGCAACACTATCCGCTACCTGATCCAAAATGCGCAGGGCGCCAATCTGGCGAGGGCAGCATGAGCCATGACGCGCGCTGCCCAATACCCCTGCGCCGTCTGCGCGCGCCCGGCACTCGGCTTTGGTTGGTTCGACCCAATCAAGCAAAGACAGCGCCGCCCCTCGGTCATGTTCTGCAGCATTGCATGCCAGGGCTTTTGGTCGCGCTTAGCACGGAGATCGCCCGCCATGGTTGATCTGTCCGAGCAGGAACAAGCCGCCATGCGCGCTGCCATGCGCAACCTGGGCGAGGCCATGCACGAAATCGGCTGGAACACGCGCCTTTGCGATTTGAACGAGGCCCAGGTGCTGACGCTGATCGAGGTCGCGGTCGGCGCCTTTCAGGACGCCATGCGGGCCAGCGCCCGGCAGGAAATCGGGGAGATACCCTTCTGATGCTGGATTTCAACAGCCGCAGCCAGGCAGGCCTTGTGATCAACGCCGCGATTGATACCGCGCTGGAGCAGGACAACTCTGCCCAGGCACCGCGTAGCTATCTCGGCGGCTCGCGCCTGGGTCATGCCTGTGAGCGCGCGCTGCAATTCGAATACCTCCAGGCGCCCAAGGATGAAGGTGCCGGCTTTGACGGCAGGCTGCTCCGCATCTTTGCCATCGGCCATGTGCTGGAAGATTTGGCTGTGGCTTGGTTGCGCGGCGCAGGCTTTCAGCTTTTCACGCGCAAGGGCGATGAGCCCGAAGCACCGCAATTCGGCTTTTCCATCGTGGGTGGGCGCATTCGCGGCCATGTCGATGGTGTGATCGCCGGCGGGCCCAACATTCCCGGCATGGCATTTCCAGCGCTTTGGGAATGCAAGACCATGAGCGCCAAGGCCTGGCGCGAGACTGCGAGCAAGGGTGTCGCTGCGGCCAAGCCGATCTATGCCGCGCAGATCGCAATCTACCAGGCCTATATGGACGCCGCCATTCCAGGTGTTGCGGATCATCCGGCGCTGTTCACCGCCATCAACAAGGATACCGCGGAACTTCATCACGAGCTGGTGCCATTCAATGCGGAATTGGCGCAGCGCATATCAGACCGTGCGGTGCGTATCCTGCGGGCCAGTGACGCCGGCGAATTGCTGCCGCGCATCGCGCTGGCCGCCGATCACTTCGAATGCCGCTTTTGCCCCTGGGCAAAGCGCTGCTGGGACCAGACTGCATGACGGTCTGGACCGATTTCAACGACGCGACAGCGACGCTGGAGGATCGACTTCCCGACGCTGGGCAGTCGATCCCAACACCCGCTGCACCGGATCTGGAACAGATCGCCTGCTTTCTGTCGGTGGCCTTCAGCTATTGCGAAGGGCTCATCCCGGTGCGCGGCTTTGTCGATCAGGGGCAAGGGCTGACGATCAAGCCGCACAATATCTGGATCCCTGCCGATGCCACCGCGCCGGAATTGCTCGCCACCTATGCCACCTGGGCCGCGCGCGAAGGTAGCGCTGTTTATGTCATTCCCGGCACGGTCGCAGAGCATGGCCAGGCCCGCGCCGAACATGTGCTGCAAATGCAGGCCATGGTGGTGGATCTCGATACCGGCGATATCGCGGCCAAGCTTTCGCACCTGTTGCAGCACCTCGGCGAACCGACGCTGATTGTCGAAAGCGGTGGGCGCACCGCTGAAGGTGCGGCCAAGCTGCATGTCTGGTGGAAACTGACCGAACCGGCTGCGGGGGCAGAGCTTGCGCGGCTTTGCGCCTTGCGCGGTGAAATCGCCGATAAGGTCGGCGGCGATCCGCATTTCCGCTCCGCCCATCAGCCCATCCGCGTTCCCGGCACTGTCTATCGCAAGGCGGGCGCGGAGCGCATCGTCACCATCCGCGCCCACAACCCCGAGCGCGAGTTGGACCTTGGCGACTTCGCCGAGGCCGTTGCGGCCATGCCCTTTCTGCCAGGCCAGGATCGGCCACAGGCTGGCGCACAGGCCGATAGGCCAGGGCTGGACGCCATACTCACCACACCCGTGCGCGAGGGCGCCCAGGACGCCTGGACGCGCTTTCAAGGTGCCAGTGCCGCCATCGGGCATTTCATCCGCCAGGTGCATGAAGGCCGCATGACGCCCGAGGAGGGCTGGGCAGCCATCTGCGGCTATAACGCAGCCTGTCTGCGCCCGACATGGCCGATCGAGCGGCTCAAGGCCGAGGCTGACGCCATCTGGGCGCGACATGTCACGCGCAATGGGCCCGCGACGCTGCGTGCTGAGGCACTACCAGCCGAAATCGCATCCTACCCGCTTGGCGCCTTGCTGGATGACACCTCGCCCATGCCTGATGACCTGATCGGGCCGCGCGTGCTGACACCAGGGGGCATGCTTGTGCTGGGCGGCGCGCCCAAGGTCGGCAAATCTGATTTTCTGATCAGCCTGCTGATCCACGCCGCCGCCGGCGCGCCATTCCTGCGCTTTACCGCGCCAAGGCCGCTACGCGTTTTCTATCTCCAGGCCGAGATCCAATACCACTACCTGCGCGAACGCCTGCAGCAGCTGCGGCTTGATCCAACGATCCTGGCCAAGGCCCGCAATACGCTGGTGGTCACGCCAAAGCTTCGCATGCTGCTCGACGAACAAGGCGTGCCCCTGGTGGCCGCCGGCATCCGCAGCGCTTTCCCCGATGCGCCGCCCGACATCATCTGCATCGACCCGATCCGCAACCTGTTTGATGGCGGCCCCGAGGGCGAAGGCGAGAACGACAACGGCGCCATGCTGTTCTTTCTGCAAAGTCGCGTTGAGGCACTGCGCGACATGGTGGCCCCGGAGGCCGGAATCATCCTGGCGCATCACACCAAGAAGCTCAGCAAGCAGCAGGTAAAGGATGATCCCTTCCTATCGCTCTCCGGCGCCAGCGCGCTGCGCGGCTTTTACACCTCCGGCATGATCCTGTTTCGGCCGGATGAGGAAAAGACTGGGCGCGAATTGCATGTGGAATTGCGCAATGGGCCAGGTCTGGAACCGATGCTGGTCGATAAGCGCAACGGCGCTTGGATCGAACTCGACCGCCAGGGCGAGCGGTTGGTAAGGCAGGAAATCGGCCGCAAGCTCGATGCGGAGCGCGTTCGCCGGCACGATGTCATTCTGACACAACTCGCCGAGGAA